AATGAAAATTGGGGTGTATATGAATATCTGTTTTTAATTTATTGTCATAGAATATTTGGTAGTGGCACATCAAATGAGTTTAATCACGGTTATCATAATACTATATTATTGAACTTTGGTGATTTCAATTCTTATAAAGAGTTTATTCCATGGATGTTAGAAGACACAGGAAAGTTTGTATCTTGTAGAGTAAACCAACCACCAAGATATCCATTAAAGAAATTGGTGTTTGACCATTTTAGACCTTGGGCAGATTTTATATTAGAGAATATAAAACCAAATATGGACTTGTCTACTATTGTAGACACAATGAATATCTATAACCAAAATAATAATCTACACAGATTTAATTTTCATTACTTGTTAATGGCAGCAGATTTGGCAAACTATGTAAACTTAGATACAAAGATAAATGGGTTATTTGATATTGATGAATATTCAATTTGTAAATTAGGACCTACTGCAATTAGTTCAATGAGCATATTAAAACCAAGATGGAAGTATAATGACTTTATGTTTTTGAGTGAAAGATATTCAATGAAACCTATGGACTTAGAAGATTTGTTGTGTGTATGGTTAAAGTATATTAAAAATCCAATATGGGATTATTATGTAAAACCAGGTATGAGTATTAAAGATTTTGATAATGGATTTAGTATTGTGGACAAACACAAATCATACAATAATTTCAAGGAAAAATCACAATTACAATTTACAATATAAATAAAATAGATTATAATTAGAGTATGACAAACATTTTAGAAACTGCAAAAGGTATTGTTTACCAAAGGTCCGAGGAAAAGGACAGACAATACGGAGATTTTATTACGTCTATGGAAAAAGCTGCAAAGATTTGTAGTTTACTCACAGGCAAGACCATCACAACACAGGACATGTATAATGCCATGATTGCGATTAAACTATCAAGACAAGCACATTCACACAAAGAAGATAATTTACTTGATTGTGTGGCTTATATGGCTTCAATGAACGATTACCTTAATTCTAATGATAATGATTAAGCACGGTTTAGCATCAGGAAAAGACACCAAGCCAACTATTGTAGATGGTGAAATGCGCAAGATTATTGGTAGAGATTATAAGTTTGATGAAGTAGATTTGTTCTACCCATTATTGGATACAACAATTACATATCATTCTTCAAGAGGTGGAAAGACTTGGTATCCAAGCACAAATCCACCACCACACATGGTATTACCAAAAGTAGGAATACCAGTTTATTACGATGTAGTATTAAAACATAAATTATTAGAAGATGAATTATTACCTATTAGACAATGGGCTTATGATAAAGGTATCTTAACCAATGGTGATGTTAAAACACAGACATTGAAACTAATGGAAGAAGTAGGTGAATTATCTAAATCTATATTAAAACAAAATGATACAGAGTTTATTGATGCCATTGGTGATTGTGTTGTTGTTCTCACAAACTTGGCTGCATTAAATGGTTATAAGATTGAAGATTGTATCAACTCTGCGTATAATGTAATTAAGAATAGAACAGGCAAAATGGTAAATAATACCTTTGTTAAAGATGGTCAATAAACATCAGTTTTATTTAGATATTGCAAAAACTATAAGTCAAGCCTCATATTGTAAAAGATTACAAGTTGGGGCTTTGCTTGTTAAAGATGACAATATTATTTCATTTGGTTATAATGGAACACCAAAAGGATTTGATAATGAGTGTGAATGTGGAGATAAAACTAAACCTGAGGTTTTACACGCAGAAAGTAATTGTATAACAAAATGTGCATTATCAACTTATTCATCAAAAAATTCAATTATGTATACAACACATTCACCATGTGTGGAATGTGCCAAACTAATTATACAATGTGAAATAAAAGAATTATATTTTAGTATAGAATATAGAGATAACTCAGGGATTAAACTACTACAAAAAAATAATATATATGTTAAACAAATTTGATAACGCACAACAAGCTTTTGAGTTCTTCTTTGATTATATCTCAGAGCGTGGAGAAGAAGTGAATAATACCAAAGAATTACATAACATTGGTTTTTATATTGAAAATCCATTAGATAATCATATCAACACCACATGGAGAAAATGGAGTAAAGATTATGCACAATACGAATGGGAGTGGTACTTGAGTGAAAATAGGAATATTGAAGAAATATCCAAACGTGCAAAGATATGGGCTAGTATCGCAGATGAGAATAATAATGTAAACTCAAACTATGGATTTCAATGGAATAGAAACAATCAGTTAGATAAAGTAATTGAAATGTTAAAGGCTGATAAAACCACAAGGAGAGCCTCAGTATCTTTATACGATGGTAAAGAAATAGATGATTACGCAAAAGATACAATATGCACTTATTCAATCAACTTCTATTTTCAAGATGATAAATTAAATATGTCAGTCTTAATGAGAAGCAATGATTTAGTATATGGTTTTTGTAATGACCAATATTGTTTCTCAAAACTTCAAGAGTTAGTAGCAAATAGATTAAATGCACAAGTTGGAACTTATTACCACTTTGCACAGAATTTCCATATCTATAATAGACATTTCTATATGAACAAATAATGGCCAAAGTCCAAACAACAATAGTATTCGAAGAGTTATTAAAGTCCGATGAACTTAATAAGAGAATTGTTGTTGCACAAGGTGGGTCAAGAAGTGGTAAAACATTTAATATCTTAATTTATTGGATACAAAAATTATTACAAGAAAATAATAAAACACTTTCAATTGTTAGAAAAACATTACCATCATTAAAGAATTCTGTATTAAAAGACTTAATAGAAGTATTAGAGTTATTTGATTTATATGACCCAACAAGATTACATAAACAAGAAGGATTTTATAAACTACCAAATAATTCAATTATCAACTGGTTTTCTGTAGATGAACCACAGAAATTAAGAGGTAGTAAAAGAGATTATCTTTATTGCAATGAAGCAAATGAACTAAACACCGAGGACTGGAACCAACTTATATTTAGAACAACAGATAAAGTTATATTAGACTTAAACCCAAGTGAATTATCATCATGGGTATATGATTTAGAAAATAGAGATGATTGTTATTATTTCAAGACAACTTGGAAAGATAATCCATTTATCAACGAGAACATTGTAAAAGAATTAGAGAGCCTAAAAGATAAAGACGATAACTTATATAGGATTTATACTTTAGGTGAAAGAGGGATATCTACAACGCTTGTATTCAATAAGTTTAACACCATAGAACATATACCAAATGAATTCAAGTTATTAGGTAGAGGTATGGATATGGGTTATAATGACCCTACAACTTTAATTGAAGTCTACCAAAATGGAGATGAGTTATATTTTCATGAATTATTATGTGTAAAAAATATGACAATGACTGATATTATATATAGACTTGAAAATCTAAATATAGAAAAGACTGATACTATATGGTGTGATAGTGCATCACCACAAAATATAGAAGATTTACGTAGAGCAAAATTCAATGCAAAACCAGTAAATAAGAAGTCAATTCTCCATGGTATAGATTTAATGAGAAGACATAAAATGTTCATTAGTGAACAAAGTAAAAATATAATATATGAATTTGGTTCCTACAAATGGAAAGTAGATAAGAACGGTAATTTACTTGATGTTCCAGAAGATAATAACAACCACACGATTGATGCCATACGATATGTATTGGAAAGCACAATAGGATTAAATAAAAAGAAATTTACAATAGTATGATAGAAGTATTATTAAACGATAAGAAGTATCAAATTCAAGAAGACTTGAGTATTGAGAAATACATGAAGATACAAACCAACCAAATAAAATACACAGACCCTACAGAAGTATTGGCATTACATTTAGATGTTTCTGTTGATGAATTAAAAGAGTTTCCAAAAGATAAAATAAAATTCATTGAAAGTTATATAACATCACAGATGATTGATAATGATGACCAAAGAGTAAACTTTACTTTTACATTCAATAATATTCAATATGGATTTGAGAATGATTGGGCACATTTAACTTGGGGGCAATGGACTGATTTAGAAGTATACTCACAGCCAGATAAATTAAACCAATCTATAAATATGTTAATGGCAATATTGTTTAGACCAGTGAAGTCTATAGATGGTTTAGAATATGTATTAGAACCATACAATCAACATGAAGTTTCAAGTAGAGCAAAGCAGTTTCTAAAATTACCTGTAAAGTATTGGTTTGGTAGTGCCACTTTTTTTTTGCTCATAAGTCAAACATTACTAACAAATACAAAAGTTTCTTTGGAGTTGAGGAACCAGACAATAGAGAGGTTGATGAAGATGAACAAGAACTTACCAAAATTCCTGCAAGCGAAAATGCCGCAAGGTTTTACTTCCAACTTACGTACCAATTAGCAAAGGAGGACATCACCAAATTTGACGTTATAGACAGGACTAATCTGTATTTATGTCTAAACACAGCATCTCTAATCAAAGATAGAATTATCCAAGAACAGAATGAGATTAAAAAGATGAAAAACGAAATTAAAAACTAATGACAAACTTTTATATAACATACCATAAAGTATTGGATTTCATAGAGAGTTTCCAAGAACAATCACCAATAATGAATTCATTTGGTTATGGTAATCTTGTAGACTTTGGTAGGACCGTATCAGGTGATACACAAAATGCAACGGTAGAATATCCATTCTTATTTGCAGTGCCAATCAACATTTCTTATAATGAGAATACCACAGAGTATCAAATGTCTTTAATATTCGCAGACATATTGAATACAGATTTGATGAATGAAAAAGAAGTAATCAGTGATATGAGCTTACAAGCAAGAAGGTTTATCTCTTATATAAAAAGAGGTATTAGAACATTTCCTGAGTTGTATGAAAACTTTGATTTAGAATTACCAATTCAAGCCATTCCATTTATGGAAAGATTTGGAGACCACGTAGCAGGTGTGGCAATAGATGTAAACTTAATCGTGTTTGAGGATATCAATGCGTGTGATTATTATGTAGAACCAACACCTACACCAACTGC